CTGTTAGCTAGAGGGGACGGTTCTTTCAAGATCACTCAATTTGCATTAGCGGATGACGAGATTGATTACACCTTATATAATCCATCACATCCCTCAGGTTCTGCGTTGTACGGAGAAGCTATCGAAAACATGCCGTTATTAGAAGCCTTTCCTGACGAAACACAAATTATGAAGTATAAATTAACTACTCTACCAAGAGGTACTTCAAAATTACCAGTCCTAGATTTAGGTATTACATCAGTATCATTGAAGCAAGGTGCTTCTATAGCTATTACCCCTCAAACACTTAATTATTTAGGTGCAACTTCAATCTTTGAGCAACAAGGATATACAGCTACGATTGCAGATGTAAGAACACTTAACTCTTTTACAGGAGCAGGTATTAACACAGAAGATGCTGAAAGACTAAATGCATCAACAACTATAGGAACTAACGTTTCTAAAACAGTTCTTGGTACTACGATTAACTTAGTAGCTACTTCTGTCAATACATTATTTGGTTCTAATACACAATTACAAACTACAATTACAGTAATTGGTAGAGGATCAGGTGCTAGATTAACAATTCCAGTAACAATTACTAAAACTAACTAATTATGTCATACAAAAGATTTGAAGGAGAAGATATAGTAGTTAGTGCGGAATCAGTAACTACACCAGTATGGTCAGGTAATGCAACAACATTATCTACATTTTTCACCTCATCAACTCAGGTAGGTGGAACATCAGCTGACTATTATTATGATATCTACCAGACAGCTTCAACTGATACCTCAGCAAGGGTACAGTTTAGTATAGCTTACGGTGATAAACACGGTAGTGGTTCTTTATACTATAATACTTCAGTAGCAGGTAAGTCACCTTCTTCTACAGTTTATGGTCAATATAGAAACCTAGTATTAGGAGACGAAGAGTCTGATTTTACTTTCGGTAACACTACTGCTGAACATTTTTATGTAATAGCAATTGATAGAGCAAGATACAAAGAAAAACTTTTACCAGGTAGTTTTACTTTAGAATTACAAAAATCTGGTTCAGGAGAACATTTATCTATAACTGATAATAGTAAACTTATTTCTACTACTACATTTACAGATGCTGGTAGAGTATATGATTTAGTTACTGGATCAATTGGAGCACTTTCTTCTGGTAAGAAAAACGATAATGGATACACCGATGGTTCAGGTTCATATGGAAAATTATTACCGGATATTGGAGTAATAATATTAAATGGAAAGGCATTAGATGCTTCTTCAACAGCCGGTGGTCTTGGATTAGGTATTAATAGAGCAGCAAATACTGCTTCGTTGAATAATAGAAAACTATATGACGTACTTGACTTTAGCGGTAGCTTTAGAATACAGTCAGAAGAAACTATTACTTCAAACTTTGTATTTGTTAGAGCAAGAAATAGTGAATTTAATTACTCTACTAACCCTTCGTTAATAACCGGTTCAGGAGAACTTAGACACAACGTAATGATTAACACTCCACAGTCTTTTATTACTTCTGTTGGATTATATAATGATAATAATGATTTGTTAGCAGTAGCAAAACTTTCTAGACCTTTATTAAAGGACTTTACAAAAGAAAGTTTAGTGCGAATCAAATTAGATTACTAAATTAATGAATGAGTGCATTCAAGAAACTAAACCGTCAAGATGTATATGTCTCGGACTATACTGCTAAAGCTCAGTGGTATGCTTCGGGTAGCACTATTAGTGATTACGGTCTAGAGGTTATGAGAGGGTTTTCTGGTTCAACACCAGGTTACCCCTATCCTTCTGACCTTAGAAATAACAGATATCAAAAACTAACTTTTGATAGTGTTTACCATAACTACTACAGTGGAAGTACAACTTTAGGTGTTTATTCTGGATCGTACGATTTATCGCTACAAACTACTTTAACTTTAACAGGTTCAAGAAGTAGTAGCAAAGAGGTAGGAGTAATATCCATACCAAGAGATGTTTTTGGGACTCATATAGAACCAGGGACAGTGGTTGTACAGCCGTTCTTTGAAACAGAGGATTCATACTGGAATACAGAGTATGCAAGAGCAGATAATTTTGCTGACGACTATGTAGAGGATTTAAGACACTGGTATGGAACTTTGCCTATAGATCTAGAAGACTACGTACAGGAAGAAAGTACCTATATAAACGAAACAGGTAGCCAGTACGTAAATAGAGATGAATCTATTTTGTTTGAAAGATTTGAGGTAATATATGATAAAGAAGGAAGACTAGTTTTATCTGGTTCAACCCTTCCTTACACTAAAAATGAAAGAGTAGTAGGTGATGTAATCTATAATCAAGGACAGATTATTATTACAGATGACGTAGCTGCAAGATATTATTCGACTTATGCTCGACCTATCGTGCACTGGAAATCAAACCTACCTATTTATACATATAACGTTCACTGTACTGTGAAGGAAGCTGAGTTAAATTTCTCATCAAACCCTTCTACAGTTTCAGGATCGGATAAAACAATAAGAACTAATTTGACAAGTAGTCAATTTAGACCTTATGTAACAACCATAGGACTGTATAATGAAGCAAATGAGCTTATAGCAGTTGCAAAGACAAACAGACCTATACCAAAATCGGAAAATGTTGATATGACATTTGTCGTAAAATTAGATATATAATGGCGATAAACTTTAGAGCAGATAAAGGAACACCACTTACGTACGCAGAGTTAGATGTTAACTTTGGATCGTACTTTAGATCAGCGTCTACCAACGGACAGACTTTGACTCTATACTATCCTAGTAGTTCAGCTGTACCAGTTAATAGTGGTTCTGTAGAAGTAAGTCTTATCAAAGGGTTACAAAATGCAGGAGTAAATAAAAGAATAACAGTCTTTTCAGGATCATCAGCAGTATCATCAAGCCAAGGATTAATTTTAGACTCTAGTAATAATGTAGGTATCGGAGTAAACGAAAGCTCTGATTTACCTTTATCATATAAACTAGCAGTCTCAGGTTCAGGTTATTTTTCAGGTACTGTAACTCAAGGATCGGATGAGAGATTTAAAAAAGATATTAAACCTATCGATAATGCGTTAAGTAGAATTGATAGTATAGATGGAGTTTACTTCACCTATAAAGATACAGAGGAAAAAAGTATTGGAGTTATAGCACAAGATATACAAAAAATCCTTCCAGAAGTTGTTTCTGAAGATAATAATGGCTATCTTGGTGTTAACTATAGCGGTATTGTTCCTGTTTTAATTGAAGCAGTAAGAGAACAGAATAATATAATTAAAGATCTAGAGGACAGAATCTCTGATTTAGAAAATAAATAAGATGCCAGATAGTAAAATTACGTTAAGGTCGGTAACAGGTAGTGCACTAACACATGCACAAATGGATCAGAACTTCATGGAGATGTTCTATTCAGCATCTGTTGATAATGTACGTTTAAAATTATTTAGATCCCAATCTGATGCACCTTCAGCTTCAATCGACCTTCCTAAACCAAAAGCATTAAAATACTCTATTCAGCTAAAATCTGGATCTGGAGATGCAGCAAGTCAAATAGACTTTACAGGTTCAAAAAACTTTACTTATGATTTTGATACTGATAAATTTAGCATAACAGGTTCAACATTCCATAAAGGAGATATGGTTGTTGATGGTAGAATGACAGCTAAGGTATTTCAATCACAAACAATTATATCATCAACATCAACTGGTTCAACTTCATTTGGTGATACAGCAGATGATAGACATATAAGAACAGGTTCACACCACATATTAGGTAATCAAGATATAGTAGGTACTTTAAGCATAACAGGCTGGAGTGATGTATCTTCATCGTTAGGACACTTATATAACTTTAGTTCCTCTTTAGATAATCATTATGTTAAAGATACTCATTACCTAGCAACAAGATCTTTAGATAGTGCATCTGCACATACTGATAGAGTTGCAAGAGCTGCAGTATTATCAAGCTCAGCTCATACCCAAAGAACAGTCCTATACCAATATAACTCAGCTTCTATAGTAGAACTATCAGGATCAGCTCACACCCAAAGAGTACATTTATTGAATGGGTTTACTGCAGCTGATAACGCATTAAGTGCTAGTGTACTTGCAGCTTACTTAAAAAATACTACAGATACATTTACAGGTACTTTGACAGTAGCAGGAACAGCAGATGCTAATGATGTAACTATTGATGACTGGGGGAGTATTTCTGCTTCTTTAGCAACCATATCATCTTCAGCTAGTGGTAGTGCACTTAATATAGCTAATAATGTTAATAATAGAATTACTACTGCACAAGGAACAGATTATTTAAATGCTGAAGCAAACTTAACATTTGATGGTACTCACCTTACTATAGGTGATACTGCAATTACTAATTACTCTCATACTACCCACGCTACTTTAGCTTCGCTAATAGGAGGTACCAATTCTGGTTCTTTATTAGAAGCGTATCAAGGAGGTCATTTTGTAGTGGGTATTAGAGATAATGCAACTGATGGACATGATAGTTTTGCCGTTGTATCAGGAGACGGAGGATATTATTCGGGTAACCAATATACTAAATTAGCTTTTAGGGTATCTGGTTCTGGAGATACAACAGTAGGAGGAACTTTATCTACAGCAGGTAATTTAGCAGTTACTGGAGATATTACAGCAACAGGAGATATAACTGCCTACCATTCATCGGATGAAAGATTAAAGGATAATTTAACTCCTATAGAAGGAGCCTTAGATAAGATAAGTCAAATCGCAGGATATGAATTTGATTGGAATAATGATTCTAACAATAGCGGCCACGATGTTGGTGTTATTGCTCAAGAAATCGAAAAAGTGCTGCCAGAAATAGTTGTCAATAGAGACAATGGATACAAAGCAGTTCGTTATGAAAAAATTGTCGCGTTATTAATTGAAGCTATAAAAGAGCAACAGTTACAAATAGATGAGCTGAAAGGCAAAGTCTAGCGACTAACCAAATATGGAAAAAATGCCAACAAGACCTTCTTGGACTTACCAAGGGAGGTTAATCACTGATATTTCAGATATGCCAAAAGATACCTTTGGGTTTATCTATGAGGTTAAACATAAACCTACAGATACTCGCTACATAGGTAAGAAAGTCCTATTTTTTGAACGCAACAAAAAGTTAGGTAAGAGAGCTTTAGAAGCATTAAGAGAAGAAAGAAAGGCAAAAGGAATAGGCGGTAGAGTACCTCTCAAACAAAAAGTAATAACTGAATCTGACTGGAAAGACTATTTTGGTTCTCAAAAGGAAATAGTTGCTCTTGCTAAAAAAGATAAAGCAGGTGAGAA